GTGCTGTTGGCCTACCTCGACGAGTCGTACGACAGGCGTCACTATTGGATCACCGCCCTCGTCTGCCCAGACACAACGCTGAAGCCGATTATCCAATCCCTCGATGACACCCTTGCTGTCGGCGAATATCCGCTGCATTCGCGAACCGAGCTGCACGGCCGCGACCTGTTCCACGGCGAAAAGGACTTCGTTCGGCTACACGGCCAGCCGCGCCGCAGGATCAAGCTCTACGGTGAGGCCCTGGACGCGATTGCGAAGGAGCCGTCGGTTCAGATCTTCATCCGCGGTATCGACCGCGCCGCGCAGAGGGCGCGCTATACGACGCCGCATCATCCGCACGACGTGGTCTTGGGGCACCTCTTGGAACGGATTGACGAATACGCGGCCACGGAAAACCAGCCGTTGTTGGTGATCGCAGATGAGATCCAAGACGCTAAGCACCACCGGGCCTCGTTGTGGCAGTATCAGAACTCGGGCACCTGGGGCTACCGTTCTCGCGTCCTTAATCAGGTAGTCGACACCATTCATTTCTCGCCATCGAACTCAAGCCGTCTATTACAGGCAGCTGACCTGGTGTCCTTTCTCAACTACAGGATTAAAAGCGGGTTGGACACCGATTCGCGGGCGGTGAAGGCCAACGCCGGACTGTGGGCTCGGGTGGCACCGCAAGTGCGGCATTGTTATTGCTGGGTCCCTTAGATGCACGACGGCCCCGCAGAGCGGGGCCGAAGGCTGGGCAGGGATCTTTCCAGATCTCCTACTTAACTAGGGTACAGATCTCCGGTGACATCACAAGCTCCGGTGAGGCGTGTCACGCGGGGGTGGCTGGTTGGACTGGTCATCGATCGGGCGCCCCTCGTGCAGCATCGCGCCCATCTCCAACGGCCCGGCGGTGTATTCGCCGGCCTCCACCGCTCGGCTCATCTCCGCGTAATCGTCGGCGCTTCTCTTCGCCATCCGACCAGGATAGATGTCGTGGAACCAGACCGCGTGGATGCGCGTCTGACTGGTTGTGGGGTGCCCCGCGCTCTCCTCGCTTCACGTGCGGAAAATTCCGCACCTGAACCCGTATCCCAGCACGACACACCCAGGCATACCAATGGTGTACGGCACCCTCTGCGTGCTGCAATTCCCGCCATGAAGATAATTACCGCGCAGAAGCTCGTCAGGATTGACGAGCAGATCGCTGCGGCGCGTAACGGTGAACCCGTGGAGTTCGAGGCGTGGCGAGCAACCGCCGAAGTCGTGTTGCGGTACGCGGTTGGCGATGGCGACCAACTCGTCGCCGACTTTCGCGACGTCCGTTACGGGCCCGCTGCATGGACGAATCTGACCCCGCCTGGGGTGTTCGCAGAGGCTCAGCGAGACGGCGTCCGCGAAGGTATCGCGTTATTGCAGGCGGCAAGAACAAAGGTCGAGATTCTCGATGAGCAGGAATCAACAGAGGAAGTGAGTGCCGACATCAGCGCTGCGCGATCGGAGATCTTCATAGTCCACGGCCGCGACGACGGCCAGAAGGAGGCGGTCGCCCGCCTGGTGCAAGGCCTCACCAAACGCGAACCGGTCATCCTTCATGAGCAGGCCAGTGGCAGCGACACGGTCATCGAGAAACTCGAAAGAATCAGTGGCACCGCCGCTTTCGCGATCGTGATCGCCACCGGCGACGATGTCGGCCGATTAAAGGACGCCGCCCAAGACCAGGACTGTCCGCGAGCCCGCCAGAACGTCATCCTCGAACTCGGTTATTTCTTCGGGCTACTCGGGCGTCGAAACGTTCTGCTCCTGTTCGAGCCCGGCATTGACCGACCGACGGACACCGATGGCATCATGCGAATCGAACTCGATACGGGCAGAGGATGGCGGATCGAGCTCGCAAACGAACTCGAACAAGCGGGGTTCGAGGTCGACCGAAAAGCGCTCCGTTGAGGTCCTGAGCACACCGCAGGCATATCCGGCCCGTTTGGATCCTCAAATCTAGGCTCGCGTGCCGGTACGTTTTTGGTATGGATCCATCGGTGAAGGTGGCGATCGCTTCCGTCGTGGTGGCGATTGCGGCGGTCGTGGTCGCGAGCATTTTCAACGTGCTGACACTACGAAGGTCGAGCAAGACTCTGGGGCTAGCGGAGCAGACCTACGCACGGACCGAGGAGCGTTACCAAGCTGACCGCCAGGACGCCCACAATGAGCGACTTCGTCATGCGCTGGTTGATGTCGTCGTGGCAATCACTGAGCTCAACCTTCAATCTGCCTGGTATGCAAAACTTTTAGATGACTTTGCGAACGGCCATATCAAGGTGGACGCCTTGCACACCCAAGACGTGGACCGGTTACGGCCAGCAGTGACAGAGGTTTTCCGGGCGGCCCAACTCGCCCTGTTCTTATGCGGCCACGTCGAGATCAAGGTCGTCATGGAGGACATCGAAAAGCACGTCACCGAGGCTGTGGGTGTCGTCCAATCGCACGAAATAACCCCAGCCGGGATCGCCCGCGCGAGAGCAGCTCTCGGCGGTCACCGAAAAGCTGCAGCCGAGAAGGCCAGTGAGCTGTTGAATATTGCGCACCGGCTACTGGATCCACCGAGCCTGGACGAGCGCGGTCCCGCGGCAGTGCTGGCCGACAATTTGTCAGCGCCTGTAGGCGCCGAGGACGATTAGCCGTTCTGAGCGCCGTTGGCCACCGGGATGCCGGAACCTGTTGCTACCGCCGTTATTTTGTCGTTCAGCTCCGACGGGTCATTGGCGTAGATGGTTACGGGGCCGTGGATGCGGATGCTGCCGTCCGCCAACCCTTGTTCGAATGAGCCGCTGAAGTCGCCACGCGTGATTGCCATATCTGTTATCTCCCTATATGTTTCAGCGGTGCGCTCGGCTCCGCGTCCGGTTGATGGATTCCTGCCAAGCCGCCGCGGTCGCATACACCCTCTCGGGCCGTATCGAATCGTCGCCGCCTATCACTTGTTTGACGAGCCGCATGCTCACCGGGACGCCAGCCGCGTCAGCCGCCTCGAACACCCGAATCGCAGCCCGGTCAACACGTTCTGACGCCCGCATCATCAGCTCCGCCCCGTGAACATGGAACCCGACATGGGGTACCGATTCTCGCCGGTCGTCAGGGAGTCGTTGAATTGCTGCATGCCGTTATGGAATTCCATTGGGTCGTTGGCGTTTACAGTCATCGGCCCGTGAATGTGGTACTCAATGTTGGGGCCGGCGTTGGCGTCGGCGTATCCGGCGTTTTGGTTGCCGCCCATCGGGGTTTGCGTTGCACCCGCACTGTTTTGCGTCGGCCGCACCCCGGCGATCCCCTCCACCAGACGGCCGGGAATCGTTTTGCCCCAGTCACCACCGGATGAATCGGAGTTGACGCTGAGCGCTTCTTTGAGGCCCAGGATCGCGATACCGCCTACTTGGGCGCCGTATGCGGCGGCCCGGTTCAACTCTTGGAAACCGACCTGGAGGGCCGCGGATGCGGCGCTACCCGCACCGGGCGCCATCACGTTCAACCCGGATGCCCCGGATTCGGCCGCGCCTTCCGCAGCCCCGATGATGCCACCGCTGAAGCCGATACCCGGCGACGCAGGCAGGTCCGCGCCCGGCTGCTGCACATCCTTACCCGGCGTCGGGGCGTCTGACATACCCTTTTGCGCGCCCGGTGACTCCGCGCCCCCAGGGCCCGGCAACGGGGCCGCAGCGGCGCCCGGTGCGGGCGGCCCGCCGGGCTGCTGCGCGCCGGGTAGCGCGGCCTTGAGGCCCGACTGCCCCGAGCCCTGTGCCTTGGGCGTGCCAGGACCGCTCACGTTGGGAAGGGCGCCCCGCGCGCTCGGCTGCTGCGGCGGCGGTGCGGGCTGCGACGGCTGCGCCGGATTGTCCATGCCCCCCTGCCAGTACTGGGGGACCAAGCCACCCGTGCTGAACCGGGCGCCCTTGTTCATGTTCTGCAGGTACGGCAGGTACTGGCGGGTGGCATCCGAGTTCATGACGAACTCGCCCGGACTCAACCACGCTGGGATGGTGTCCGTACCTGCAGGGCCGCCGGTAGCGAAGTATTTGACGAGGCCACCCAAGGCGTAGCCGGGGGCACCCAGCAGCGAGCCCAAACCTGGGTCCGCTGCCGGGGATTGCGCAGGAGGCGGCGGGGATGTCCGCACTCCGGGGAGCGGCATGTTGACGCCGGGAAGCGCCGCAACGTCTTGCGGCATCTTAACCCCAGGTGCCATTGACTTCGGGTTGCTGAGGGAACCCGAAGGCGCTCCTGCCGTCGGAGAGGGAACCGCGCCTGGCTTCAAGTTGCCGTCGGGCCCAAAAAGTCCGCGGCGCTGTGCTTCCGCTACAACTTCTGGCGGCAGTATCTCGCTGTCACTCAAGGGTCGCCCGGCCCGCGGATCGCCGCCACGGAATGGCCCGTACGCCAGGGGGTTTATTGGTGGTTGGCCGCTGATGCTGGGTGCAAACACTGTGCTGCGCGACGGGCTGGAGCCGCCGTACCATTGGTCGTAAAAAGTGTGGTGCGCGCTCGCCGCCTTATCGCCCCCACCACTAGGCGCTGGGGGTGGCCCGCCGAGGTAGGCTTTCGCCCGCGCCATCAGCGGCCCCCATGCCTGGGCGCCCTCGTAAGACAACGGTCCACCAACAGAGGTAGACGCCAAGGCTCCGCGCCCTACACCGTAGGCAGGCCCCCACGCCTGATTGCGATGCGCCTCAAGCTGATCAAGATACGCAGCGACGTTGCCGACCACCGAGGAACGGTTATGGCCGCGGGCAAACGCCGTCTTCTCCTGGAAGAGCCCGATGACCTCGTCATCGCCTTGCACTCCGCCGGATATGCCGGGGTTGAGGCCACTTTCGCCTACGGAATAGGCGACGATCTGGGTTGCCTGATCAGGCGTGTAACCCCTCGCTATGGCCGCGCTGTAGATGTATCGAGCCACCGACTGTTTGTCATGAGCCGGTTCAGTACCTACACGGACGCCGGGATATCCAGCTCCGCTAGCAGCCCCAGCGCCCGCAGGGAAAGCGGTATTGAGGTCCTCCGGCACCGCGGACGACGCACCGAGGCCAGGTGCCCCCGCTTGAGAAGACGCACCCAGCCCCGAACTGCTGGAACCACCACCACCCGAACCCGTAGCGCGAGAAGCGAAACCATCGCCACCCGAGCCACTTCCGAAGCCCGCACCACCAAAGGCACCGCCGCCGGCCCCACCAGCTGCACCAGGACCACCCGAAGCCCAGTTCGTGACAAAGACAGGGATCACTCCTTGTCCAGCACCCCTAGTGCCAGGGACCGCGCCGGGGGTTCCGAGCAGACCACGGGGGGCCCCCGCCTCCGACTCGGCGCCTAGACCCTCTTCGTGAGACCGCCTACCGCTCTTGCCGTGCCGGCTATGCTTGCCGCCCTTGCCGCTCGCACCTTCGAAATTCGGGATGCCATGGAAGGCCGCCACTTCCAGCGGCCCAAGAACCAGGTCTTCCAAGAAGCCGATGGTGTTGCGAACCAGACTTGACAGACCGCCCTGCAGCCAGTTGTCATCGAGCTTGACGGGCATGAACGGCGAGCTACTGCCGCCGCTCCCACCTTTGCCCTTAATCCCAGAAAGCTCGTGGTTGATCTCATCGAGTTTCCGCTGCAGCCAGGGGATTTCGCCGCGCCGCGCAGGGTCATTAGAAGCCCGGTCATCGGCGATGCGCCCTTGAATCTCGTTTGCTTCCGTTTGAAGCCGCTCAAGCCTCTTGAGGTCTTCGTCGAGAGGGTCGGTGTCCTTGTGCTTCTTGCCGCCGCCTCCGCCGCCGCCGCCGCCTGCATACGGTGTGTCCGGGGTTTCCGGCTGCGACTCAGGTGTGGGCGGCGTGAGGTCTGGTGTCGGCTGACTGGTATCGGGCTCGGGTTGATTGACCACCGGTACTGGCCCGTTGTCGGGAGTGGGGTTGTCGGGGGCTGCCACATCGTGGTCACCACTGAAGTACTGGTCCCAGATGCCGTAGCCGCCGCCGAGCACACCGCCGATTGCGGCGCCGATACCGGTGCCGATACCGGGAATGATCGAGCCGACCGCACCACCAGCCAGAGCCATGTTGCCCGCATCGGAGGCGATCACACCCACCTTGTACGGGTTGGTGTTAGCCCTTGTGTTCGCCTGCAGCGCATCGCCACCCATCGACAGCGCCGCACCGCCCACGAGCGCCAGGGCACTCCTAGCCTTGCTCGCGGCACCCATAACCCGGTTCATGGCGCCGACTTCGGTGTTGGCGGCGGCCACAACACCAGCCGCGCCAGCCTCGGCGGCGGCACCAGCTTCGCGCATCTGGGCATTCGCCTCGGCCGCCGACGCTTTGACCCGGTTCTCCGCACCGACCTCTTCAGAGGCGGCAGCATTGACGCCGGAGGCGCCGGCCTGCGCCGCGCTACCGCTCTGACGTAGCTCCTGGTTGGCTTGGTAGACAGCGGATTTGACGCGGTCCTGCGCTGCGGACTCTTCGGCGGAAGCGGCTTTGACACCGGCCGAACCGGACTGGGCTGCCGGCCCGGACTCGCGGAGCGACGTGTTGACCTGATCGGAAGCCGTCTTAGTCAGGCCGAGGTTCGACTTGAACTGCTTGACGGTGCTGATCAGGGAGTTCGACAGCTTCATCGCCAGGAACAAACCCGACAGGACGGTGACGTCCTCGATCAGATCCTTGACCAGCGCCCTGTGCTGCTGCATCCAATGCACACCGGTTTCAAGGCTGTGGACCCACTTCGTCGCCGTCGGCAGGAAGTCTTCGCCGAACTCGATCTTGAGTGAGTCAATCGAAGCTTTCAGGTCTTTCCATTGGGCGTTGAAGTTCTGCTGCGCCCGCTTGAACTCCATGACGTCGCCGTTAGGGTCGGCGTGCGCGTTGGCGATCTCCTCCCGATGCTTGACCGCTTCGGGATTGTTCTGGTCGGTCACCTGCAACAGGGTCCGCGCATTGTCCTGTCCACCGACGGCGGTCTGCAGCGCCTGCAGCTGGCCCAACTGGTCGGTGTTGAGGCTCTTCAGTACTCGGTTGAAACCCTGGTTGTTCTCGTGGGTGGTCAGCCACGCATCAACAATCTTGGCCTCGGTAACCCCCAGGCCCCCACGGCTTTTACGGAATTCCTTCTGCGAAAGCTGGCCCTGCATAATGCGGTCGGCAACGGCCTGCTCGGCCGGACTGAGCTTGCCGTACTGCTCGTGCTCCAACGCCTGCGATGCCGGATTGTTCTCGAAGGCGTCCAGGATGACGTTGCCGTTAGGACCTAGGCGCCGATCCACAGCACCGCGAATCTCCTGAGCCGTCCCGATATAGCCCTTGGCGTGGATGTCCTGCGGGATCTGGCGCGGGTCCAAACCGAGGGACGCCAACATCTCCCGCTGCTTAGGCTGAATGTTGCCCAGCGAAGACAGAGCGTGGTTCAGGTTCTGGCTGGCCTGGTCGGCGTGCATCCCGGACTGGGTCAGCATCCCCATCACGGCCAGCAGATCGTTGAGGCTTTCGCCAACTGCCGATGCCGTGGGCTCCACGTTGTGCAAAGCGCCCGTAAAGTCCGCAAAGGTGGTCTTACCCAGCCGGACCGCTTCGATCATCTTGGACGTGACAGTGGCGGCCTGATCTGCGCCGAGATGGTAATCGTGCAGGGTGGTGGTGACCGCGTTGGCGGCCTCATCCAAACCAATGCCCTCCTCAGCGGCACCCTGAGCGGCGGCCTTCATCACCGTCAGCGCCTCAGTGCCCCGATACCCGGCCTGCTCAACCTTCAACATCCCCGTAGCCAATTCCGTTGGATTCCAACCGGTATTGCTTGCGAGGTCCATGAGGCCGTCATGAATGGTCTTCAAATTCCGGGGAAGTTCACCGCCGACCGTTTCCAGCCGAACCAACTGCACCTGAAAATCGCCAGCCGCCTTCGTCGCATCGACCGCAGCGGCGACAAAACCGCCCACAATGCCCGCAGACGCGATAGTGGCCGCCTGGTGAAAACGACTGATAGCAGTGGTAGAACCTGCCAAAGCAGTCGCCAGATCGTCGTGGGCGGCCTTATTGTCATCAACCGACTTGGTGTGCCTGTTCGTCGCAACAGTCGCCGCCGCCGAAGCATCGATCGCGCTCGCCGTAGCCTTCCCCGCACGAGCACTAGCCGCACCATACTTATCCACCGCGGCCTCCGCGGCACGCCACGAAGCCACAGAACGAACAGACGCCGCCTCCGCCTTCTGCGCTAACAGAAATTCGGCCTGCCCAGCCTCCACCAACCTGGTCTGCAGGGCCTCGATCTCCCTGACAGCGCCAGCCGTGCTAAACGACTTCAACCCCTCAGAGAGTGCGCCGGAGAGACCCCTGTTAATGCCCCGCCCAACACCCTCAAAGACCGACGTGATCTCCCTGGCGGCGGCCGCAGCCGCGGCCTGGGCACCCCGGATTTCCACGTCCAAATACACGGGCATGTCAGATCACCTCAGAAGCTACAATGTGCTGTATGAACAATGGGGACAAAGACTTTGATTGGCCTGCGGGCGATATCTTCTCCCGCCTCACGCGCGACGAAATTGTCGAGCTGAACAACCGATTGGTGGACAAGATGGTGGCTGACGCCGCCAGGGTGAACCGTGTCTTCACGAAGCACCACCACCCTCGATAATCCGTAGTCCGAGCTCATCACGCCAATCCTCAGCAGCGGCGTCTTCCTCCGCCTCCCGCAGCAAGTCGGCGCTGGTCTTCGACGGACCTCCCACCGGCACACCGGCTTTCGAAGCTGACGCAGGCGTAATACCCAGCTCGATCTCCGTACGCCGCGCCTCAGTAGCCAACTGACGAATCTCAGCCACAGCCGGATGAGCGCGCCGCTGCTTTGTCGAACCTTCGACCATGAACCCGTCCGCCGCGACCTGCGCAACCGCAGTCGCCAACAAATCCTGCAACTGGCAATACCGGTACACCGTATGAAGATGCCGCTCCTCCACAAGCCAATCGAGCTTCCAAAGGTAGCTCCACGATTGAGCACCAGCCGACCCCAGATCGGACGGAACCGGCGGCACAGGACGAGCCGCCATAGGTGCCGCAGGCGTCTTGAAATGAGGACGTGGCCGACGCGCCATCAGACCGCCCACCTTCGGCCCAACACGGGCGGCCTGGGCCACATTTCGGCACCACTGACACCCACTAGGCCCGAAAATGGAAGTTTCATAGGCGGCCGGTAGAGGCATCGTACGCGGGTCGGTAGGCGCCGCTCTGTACAAAAACCCGGATTTGTACAGGGCGTGGTGTTTGCTGGGAGCCGGGTGTGGGGTGTGCTGGTGGGGTGCAGGGGTGGGCGTGTTGGTTGGTTGGGTTGGCCGGTGTTGGGCGTGGTTGGTTTTGGTGTTTGGTTGTGTGGTAGGTGTGTTGACGTGTAGGTGGTAGGCGCGTTGACCATGGTTGTGCGCATGCGTGGTTGGTGCGCGCGCCGGTTATTGGTGCGGTTGGTGGTCATTGGCTACACGATCTGCTTGCGGTAGTAGTCGAGCGATGCGCGCTGCTGGTCGTTGAGGTTCAAATCGACGTTTTTGGTGGCCCATTCGACCCATCCGACGCGTTCGTTAGAGTGGATTTCTGGGTTGTTGTAGACACCGGCGGCGAGTTCGAGGGCCACGGATTTGAAGCACGACGGAACGACTTGGTAGCCGTGGGTGTAGGTGACGGTGACGGGTACGCCGTTGGGCCACAACCAGGTCAGTTGGCTGGCGAATACCTGGCCGCCGTAGACGATGCGAAGCAGTCGTCCGTCGGGCCGCCAGTCGAACATCGGTGTGGAGGTGGAGGTGGCGCCGGGCTGGGACTGAGTGAGCGTTTCGCCGGCCAGCACAACGGATGTCACCGCAGTCACCGGGCGCTGCGGGAGTACGAGCATCCCGGAGTAATCGCCATACAGCGTGACCGTGTCGTTCTCCACGTAGTCCACCGACAGCCACAAATCTTGACGAACCGCGTCGGACGCCAATTGGGCCAGCAAGCACGCGGTACCCAGGTTGATAGCAGCGGGATCGATCTGCAAGCGGTAGGCAAGGTCGCGGGGAGTGAAGAACGGGCGCCCCGTCAACGTGAATGGGAACACGTTGGGGGTGGGGTTGGTGACGTAGGCGAAGGCGTACGTCGTGGCGGCAGCGGGCGTTTCGGCCACGCTGACGGCTATCCCCGTCGTGGTCGGTGCGGCGCTGGCATTCAGCCACGCACCGCCGAACTGCACCAGCGTCACCAGGGGCGCTGTCGTGAACGGTTGCCCGAACGTCAGGTTGGCCAGCTCACCAGCCTCCGAGCTCGTGCCGGTGGTGATGCTGATTTGGCCGTGGTGGTCGTCGCCGTCCACGAACACAGTCGCGCCCGACCCGGCGGCCGCACCGACGATTGCCGTTGGTGTCCACGGTGTTGTCACCTAGTCACCACCGTCCGATTCGGGCTCGTCCCGCCGCCGCACGGCAGCGAGGAACCGGCGGCGGCGGGACGGTCGTCCTGACGCGCTGCGGCGCCCAGCCCAGCGGCGCGCGTCGAGAACGTGGAAGCCCCAGCGCACACGCATCATGGCCGAAAGACGCGTGCGCCGAGGCGGCTTGTGTGAGCAGCAAGTTCTGAAGCGTTGTCATGCGGCCAACTCCGCGGTGCGGTTGCGGTTGATGGCGGGTTGGTCCAGTAGTCCGAACGGGTCGTACGGGCGCTTGGCCATGATTTCGAGATACGCGGTCGGCCCGTACGGCGCGGATCGCTTGTCGTTCGTTCCGCCGATGACCGGATGGTCGCCGTTGGGAGTTCCGTACGGCTCCGGCATAGTCGGCGCCGTAGGCGCTGGGGTCTCGGGCTCGCCCGGAACCGCACCGCCACCAGGGCGATACATCGGAGGCAACTGCTCCGCCGGAATCGGCGGCATGTAGTTGCCCTGCCGAACCTCGTCAATAGACTTCCACGCAGGCGGGTAGTAACCCAAGCTCATCATGTCCACCTGAGCCTTCTGCAACGGATCCATCCGCAACAGCTCCGTGGTATCGAACCGCACATACTGGCCGCGCGGGAACAAGTTCGACAAGGCGGCCTCGATCCGAGACAGCCACGGCCGCAACGAGAACGTCAAGAAGTTCAACGCGTTCATCGAAACCGTGTTATACGAAAGTGGTCCGCCGGTTTCGCCGCCGATCATCTCGGGCGGGATGCCGTAGATGACCGCGATTTGGGTGGCCGTGAGCCGCGACGTCGCAACAAACTCTGCCTCGTGGGGCTTGATCTGGATTGGCGTATATTCCCAATCCTTGCCGAACACAAGCGGCTTCCGTGACTGCATCCGCGACGTCACACGCTCGGTGATTAAGTCTGCATCTTCTTTCGAGACTTTTTGTTCGGCGTTCTTGAACGTGCCCGGCGGCACCCCACCGTTCTTGAACCACGCGGACGCGTATTCTTGTGCACCCAAACCGATGTTCGCTGTGATCTGGAACGCCCCGATCGGCGAATGCCCACGCACCCGGTACGGCAACGTGAACCAGGGCACGTGGACGACATCTTCGGGATTCATGGGACGCCCACGCCAGTTCCAGAGCGGCTTCATGAATGAGCCCGGACCGGAGTGAGCAGTGTCGAGCACCTGCACTTCCATGGGGTTGAGCCACTCGATGCCGGTGGGCCAGCCGTACCAATTCCGTGATGTCACATGGCCGACGGCGTCGCCGTGCAACGCCATCGATGTCACCGCCCGGAAGACCCAGTCATAGAGGGTGCCGTGACCGACGGCTGCACAAACAACGCCGGGGTGGGTTGTTGCTGGGGAATCCCATCGTCGGAACCAACGTTGTAGAGGCTCAACGGCATCGACGCGATGGAGTCAGCAAGGAGGCGTGTGGCCCCGAAGATCGGGTAGAGGCGCAGCGCATGCTCAACACCGATCCGGGCGTAGGGAGGCGGCCCGCCGGTGTCCCACGGCCAGTACGGCCAAGGCCACCCTTCGATGGACCGGCGCTCTTCGCCCGGCTGCTTACCGCGTGTTGTGAACGGCCACATCAGTTTTCGTTGGCCTGTCGTTGGCGTGCTTCGTCGCGCTCGACGGCAAGTCCCCCGTCGAGCTGCGCGGTGAGCTGGCCCATCCGCTTCTGGTGTTCGAGGACGCGGCGCCGCTCGGCCTCGCGTTCTTCGCGCTGCATGTCGGCGGCGATTCCGGCGAGTTGCCGATCGCGCAGGCTGGCGTCGTGGCGGATGATCGACTCGGCGGTCCGTTCGCCTAAACGTTTTTGGATTGCGAGGATCTCTTGATGAAGGACGGTGCGCTTCGGCCCATAACGCACCTCGGCCAGCTCAGCCAAAGCGGCGTGCGGGTCACGGCCACCCGGTTGGGCGTCCTCCATGGTCCGCAACTGGGCGCCCAGGCGGTTGAATTCCTCTGTTTTGGCCTGGAAGGCCGCGGACTCTGAGGAATTCAAATCTCTGCACATGACGTCGGCGCCGTGGACGATGGCGTTAGCTTCGTCCCACACGCGCTGCTGCCGCAGACGGAGTTCCTGAATTCGGGTGCTGCTCATAGGTTGTCGCTCCAGATTTCGGCGGCGGCTGCTTGGATAAGTTCGGGGGTTACCTCCGGGAGGAGACTGCGCCAGGTGCTGAGCGCGGCGCCGAGCACCAAGGAAAAGTACTCGGCTTCGGCGGCTTCGACCAGCGCCTCGTTCAGCTGCGAGACGGCAAGCCAACGTAATTCGTTGTCGCAGGCCGCAGTCGCATCTACTAGCTGGGCGCACGCGCTAATCAGCGAGGCGCCGCGCCGCCAGTTGGGGCGGTCGTCATCGCACGCGATCTGCATGATCTTGCCGTGAACGTGAAGTAGCGCCAGGGGGGTTCGCAGCGACCGCGCCAAGTGGTCGTAGAGCCGGAGCAGCGCCCACACGGCGTCATCCCAATGCTCGGCTGAGCAGGCGTCGATCGCGTCGTCGACCGCGATACGATCTCCGCGGGTGGCGTGGGCACCGATCTTGACTGCTGTTGCGACAGCGGCAGGTTCGGGTTCATGCCAAATGCTCATGTTTCGCCGCCTCCTGACTTTCGGCGTGTTTTCACTGGTGTGCATAGGGCGGCGCGGTAGAGCCTCGCGACGCCGTGCCTGTGAACCCGGTCGTAAAGGTCCTCGGATTCTGCGACAGTCATTGCGACGCCGCGCCGGTACCATGCCTTGCGCAGGTCGTGTGCAGTCCACGCCGCCTCCGGCGAGTCACCCGTCTGTGACGCCCTCACCATCGTTAGCCGCTGAGGATCGCGTCGAAGGCGCTACGCTGCTCCGCGGCGGGTGGACCCCATTCCGCTACGACGCGGGCCAGGTGTGCTTTAGCCTTGGCGAAGTCCAGATTCTGTTTGGCTGCAAGGAAACATGGATCGTCTGGGCTGTAGCTCTGTGCTCGCCGAGCGACGCTGGCACGCCAGCGCGCGACCTCGGGGTCGCGGGGTGCGTATGACACGAAATACCTCCAGAGGTTGTTCTCCGGAGGTGGGGTATTCCTGCCTCAAGCGTTCGGGGCCGTGTCGGTGCAGGTGGCCTTTGCTGGCCTGCCTGGCTTCCGTTGGCTCCGTGCGCCTCCCGCTAGTGCGGGCTCTCTGTGTAGTTTACGGCATGTGGGCGCTTGTGGCGTGCTACGCCACGCCGGGATTTCTGAGCCGCGAATTACTCGGCGCTGTAACGGATTACAGCACGCAGTGCCGAATCATGCGGCAGCCACCTTCTCGCGCGGCGCCCAGAATAAGTTTCGGATGTCGTTGTTGCTACGGTTGCCGTCGCGGTGCGCTGCGTAGTGCTGTGCGGACGGTGCCCGTCTGTTGAAGGTCTCTAACACAACATCTGCGAGGTCGAGGTCCTCGTAGGTGCCGTCTTGAAATATGCGTATCCGCAGCCGCTCTCCCTCACCACCGATGGGTGCGCGGATGCAGCCGGAGACTAGCCGAGTGCTGACGGTCCCGTGGCGTGAACAGGTGCGGGCTCGGCGCGGGAGGCTCTGGTAGCGGCCGCGGTCGCTGATAGCGGCGTAGCTTTCACGGCCTGCGATGGGACGCCAAGCTTCCTCGGTGCTCATAGCGGTGATTCCTTTGGGACGGATCCGATTTGTACCGGTGGTGCCGGGGAAGGGTGTCCATGGCGGCGGACACCCTTCGTGTCCATGGGGGCGGACACGGCGTTGTCGGGCATAGCCTTTCGTCCCTTCGGTCAGTCGGCCTGGTGTAGTGGCTCGGAGTAGTCACGCGCGGGTCGTGCGGCGCGCACGGCTGGTTGATCGCATCCGGTGTCTGTGGAAATGCGCCGCAGGCATGGAGTTCGGCGGACACGGCCGTCGCTTCGGCGGCAGAAGACACCCTGTGCGGCGGAGCAGTCGGGGCAGGTGATGTTGAGGGCGCCGAGCCGGTGGTAGATGTTCCAGATCGCTTCCTGCTGGCGCCGAGGCACCAGGGGCAGCACGTTCACGCGGCACCCGCCAAGCTGGCCTGGTATGCCTCGATGCGGCTGGGGTGCGGATTGGTCGGCTTGCCGGTGGCCGCGTTGGTGCATGCGCGACCAACGGTTGCCCTGCACCAAGGACAGGCGACGCTCAGGGGGTTGTGCTGGGGCCTGGTCGGCCTGTGCGCGGCGACGGGCACGCTGGCGTGTTGGGTGATGGCTTCAACGACGTCGCCCAACTTGGCGCGATTCTTGGCCTCAAGCGCGGCGTCCCGGCGGTCTTCCCGCGCCTGACGTTCGGCATCGGACTCGGCTTCGGCGCGTTCGCGGCGAATTACGCGGGCCGCTTGGGCAATGTCGCCGGGAAGGGGCCTGTAGCCGGGCGGCGCGGTCGCGTATTGCTGGTCGACGCCGGCCAGCAGGTCTTCGAGCGACAGATTGTACCGTGCAAACGTCTTTCCCCACGCGCGTGCAACGTCTCCGGACAATGCGGGGAGATACTGGTCGTACGCGGTGCAGGCTTGGTAGACGTTGGCGGCGGTTTGGGGCCAGTTGATGGTCATGTGAGTTCCTTGGGCTTGTCGGCACCCAGCGCTTCGAAGACGGTACGGTTTTGGTCTTTTTTGCGGTCGTAGGCGGTTTGGGTGGGCGGCTGATTGCCGGGGACGCTTCTCGTTTGTTCGGCAGCGCGGATGATCCAGTTCCGGAAGGTCATGTCCCAGTTGGACTTGCGTCCCTTCGCTCCGGGCTGCGCCGAAAAGTGGTTGACGAACTTCTCGTGTTCGAGCTTCAGGTCGACCGCCGGGAAGCGTTGGCGCATCTCTGCGATGGTGTCGTTCGTCGGCATCCAGGCCTCGGGCAAGCGTGTTCCGCGTGAGACCGGCGCGGCCTTGGCCGCGACGGGAGGGTTGGGTGTGGATTGCGAGTCTTCGTTGTGTGGGGGGTCAGGGGGGTTCTCTTGAGGAGCTGGAGCTGTAGCAGGAGAAGGAGAAGGAGTAGGGGGGTGGCTAACGCCGGGGCTAGGTTTGGGGCTAACCCAGGGGCTAACCCAGCCGCTAGCGCCGGGGCTAACCGAGAGGCTGGGAGGGTCGATCGTGGCCGGATCAACCGGCTTCTGAGCCAGCATGTTCACCACCGCGTCCCGCTTCCACGAGTCCAAATCCGGCTCGGCGGCACGCAGTTTCAACACCTCATGGACCACGACGCCCCTCAGCGGACGGGAGGCAAGCGCTGCGCGGGCGTTGGCCATCGACACCGCCATGTTTTGCACCCTGTAGAGCCGATCGTGTTTGATCCACGACCGCACGAGGAATTCGTCGGTGTCGGTGTCGATCAGGATGAAGCCGCCATCGAGCAGATGAGGCGCGGCGGCAACAACATCGGCCGCGGTCCACCCGTGAGCCCGCTGAGCGATCTTGCCGGGATGCCATTCCCCGGCACCGCAGAACGACAACGCCGGGCTGGTGTAGAGCACGAAGTAGAGGTGTTGGGCTGGCGGGGGCAGATCGAGCCAATCGTCGTCACCCCAAATGTCGAGATTGATGCGAGCGTGGTCGCGGGGCATCAGGCGTGCCCCGCGGCCTTCAGGACTGTGCCATCAGCGCAATCACGTTGTAAGCTCATGTCACTTCCTTTTGTGGAATTCGCCGCCCTCCAGCGCCTCGTAAACGCTGATCACCGGGGCGGCGAGTTTTCTTAGGCGACTGGGCGGTCGGTGCGTGTGTAGCGGTTTGACTCGACCCAGGCCTCTACGTCGCTGCGGAGGTAATACACTTTCCGACCACATTTTGTGTAGACGGGGCCACCGCCTTTGTGCCGCAGGGCGTTCCAATACTGATCGTCAGTTCCGGGGAAGAGGTCCTTCATCTCCGCTGACGGGATCATCATGTCGTTGAGCGGCATGGCCTTGGTCTCCTGTATCAACTTGAGTACAGTTCGTACTGATGTTGGTCCGTTGAGTTAAGTTGTACCCGATGAGTTGACGTGTTGCAAGTTGATCCGTAGTGTCGTCAACATGGGTACAAATCCAGTGCAGCGTGACGCGACCTCGCAGGCCGTCAGCCGCAACGTCTGGCGCATCCGCACCGGCAAGAATCTGGGGCTACGAGGGCTCGCAGCAAGACTGGCCGAAGTGGGACGCCCGCTCGGGCACAGCGCCGTGGATCAAATCGAGAAGGGCACGCGCAGAGTCGACGTCGACGACCTGATGGCGTTGTCGGCGGCACTCGGCGTCAGCCCGACGACCTTGCTGATGCCGTCAATACCGGGCGCAACGGAGGATGACGGTAGCCAGCTGGTCGATGCGACCGAGATGGTCGAAGTGCCAGGAGAGGGGGGTGAAGTGGGACGCGTTTCCGCCGGAACCTTGTGGCTGTGGCTACGGGCGGAAGCCCCGCTCCCCAACTATAAGGGTTCGCACAGGAAGTTTTTTGTCGACGCACGACCCGAGTGGGATCCAGGCGCAGGCGACCCGAAGCTGTGGTCGAAGTAGGTCTCTCTGATGGCGACGATTGAAAGCTACCTGCTGCCCCGAAAAGGCAAAGACGGCAAGCCCCTAAAGCCGTTGACGCGTTACATGGTTCGCTACCGAACTCCGCAGCACACCCAAACCAAAAAGCGCGGCTTCACGACCAAGCGAGACGCCGAAGAGTTCGCGAACACGGTTGAGGTCGAGAAGATGACCGGGGCCTACGTGTCCCCCAAGCTCGGGATGATCACGGTTGGTGAATTAGCCTCGGAGTGGTTGGCGCGCAAAGAGTCCGACGTGGCACCGTCGAACTACCGGACCCTGGACTCGGCGTGGCGCACCCACGTCAAGCCAGCATGGGGGAACACCCGGATCGCGGATGTCGACCTCGCAGCGGTGGAGCGGTGGATCTCGAAGATGAAGAAGACCTCGGGGCCAACCACCGTTGTCAGGGCCTACGGCGTGCTCGCCGGAATTCTGGACGACGCGGTGAAGGCACGGCGCCTGGCCGCCAACCCGAGCCGGGGCGTGGAGAATCTGCCGCGCAAGGCCGCCAAGAGGCGGGTCTATTTGACGGCCGATGACGTTGCGCGGCTCGCCATCGAGTCGGGGCAGCACCGGGCGCTGGTGTTCACGCTCGCCTACACCGGGGTCCGGTGGGGGGAATGTGTCGCCCTCCGGGTGCGGGATATTCAGTTCCTGCGGCGGAGGTTGAGCGTCCACGACAATGCCGTCCAGTTGGGTACCAAGCATGTTCTTGGCCTGACGAAGGGCCGTGAGGAGCGGTCGGTACCAGTGCCGCAGTTCGTGCTCGACGAGCTGGCCGTGCAATGCGAGGGCAGGGAGTTGGACGACCTCGTGTTCGGCGACGGCACCACGTATCTGCCGCGACCAAAGTCATCAACCGGATGGTTCCAGGCCGCGGTGAAGAAGGCCAAGGTGCAACCAATCTCGCCGCACGATTTGCGTCACTCGTGCGCGAGCCTCGCGGTTTCGGCGGGTGTGAACGTGTTGGCGCTGGCGCGGATGCTGGGGCATAGGGATCCTTCGGTGACGTTGCGGGTCTACTCGGACCTGTTCGACTCCGATTTGGACGCGGTGGCGGAGGCGCTGGACGTCAAGTGTGCCCAAACTGTGCCCAAACGGCGCCCGACCGGCTCGGATGGTTCGTAA